AGAGAAACAGGAAGCAAAGAAACAAGGGCCGAGCCACTGGCAGCACAATGGCAGGCAGGAAATGTACAAATAGTGAAAGGTTCTTGGAATGAGATGTTGATTACAGAGTATGAAGGATTCCCGGAAAGTGCAATCAAAGATTTAGTAGATGCCGGAGCCGGAGGATTTAACGTTATCGAAAAGAAAAATGTTTCTATAGCAATTCCAGCTCAAAGGAGCGGGTTGATGAAAGATAGTTACTGGAGATAGGAGCGGAGGTTAACTGTGCAAAAAAATGGAGAAAAAGGGCGTATAGGACAAAAGCGTTATGGGGGCATATTTTATGAGGAATTCGTACCACAACTGCAAGGAAATAGAGGCATTGAGGTATACAGAGAAATGTCCGAAAATGACGATGTTATAGGTGCAGTTCTTTTTGCTGTAGAAATGTTAATTAGGCAGTGTGAGTTCAGTGTTGAGCCTGCAAACAGCAAGAATAAGATTGATGTTGAAGCGGCGGAGTTTATTGAAACTTGTATGCATGATATGGAACAGACATGGCAAGACACTTTAAGTGAGATACTGTCCTTTCTTATATTTGGTTGGAGTTATCATGAGATTGTATATAAGCGGCGCATGGGTGGAAAGTTTAGCAAGTATAATGATGGGTTAATTGGTTGGAAAAAACTACCAATACGAGCACAGGAAACATTATTCGAGTGGGCATATAAAGAAAATACTGATGATTTAGAGGGTATGGTACAGGTAGCTCCACCGAGTTACGATAAATGTATGATTCCGATAGAAAAAGCAATGCATTTCCGTACTAAAAGCAGAAAAAACAGCCCCGAGGGTCGCAGTGTTCTCAGGAATGCATATCGTAGCTGGTATTTTAAGAAGCGTATGCAGGAAATCGAAGGTATTGGAGTGGAGCGAGATTTAGCGGGATATCCGATGCTAAAGCCGCCTGAGGACATGGATGATATATGGAATCCAGATAAACCGGAAATGGTGGCGCTATTAAATACTGCTGAAACTTTTGTGAAGAATGTACGCCGTGATGAAATGGAGGGTGCAGTATTGCCTCATGGTTGGGAGTTCACTCTCTTGTCCAGTGGAGGCAGGCGAAACTTTGATGTAGGCAGTATTATTGATAGATACGACAAAAGAATGGCTATGACGGTTCTTGCAGATTTCATATTTTTAGGACAAGGACAAACGGGGAGTTTTGCATTATCTGCGGATAAGACAAGGCTTTTTTCTTTGTCTATAGGTACATATCTGGATATTATTTGCAATGTGTTCAACGAGCAGGGAATTCGCAGACTGATTGACTTGAACGGAGATAAGTTTCAGGGGATGACAGATTATCCCAAAATGGTACATGGTGATGTCGAGGATGCAAATCTTTCCAAATTTGGTGAATTTATTGCAAATATGGTGGGCAAGGGTGTTATTGTTCCGGATGAAGAACTAGAGAAATATGCACGGAATCTTGCAAACATTCCGCAGGCAGATGGTTTCGAGTATAGAGAAACAGATGCTTCGCAGGTAGAGCCTGACAATGAAAATCAATGGAAGCATAAAGATATTGAAATTGATGACTCAATCGAAAATGTAGAAGAAGCGTTAATTACAGAGGAAGCTAAGAAAAGCTTGGGGCGTGGTAGAAGATGATTATTCGTTTTGGCGAAGTCCGGAAAGAGGATATTGAAAATAAAGCATTACAGGCATTGCGTACATTTCTTGATGGAAAAGAACCGTTATTGGTGCAGTTTTTACAAAGAACTTGGAAACATCAAGGCGCAGCAATTACCTATAAGGAAATTCGGGAAGCGATTCTTTCGGCGAAGATGGGAACGGGTATTGAGAATATTCCTTTTTTCAATCAGACAATGGATTTATGGCAGCAGGACTATGCAAGAGTTGTTGTTGAAAGAATTGCACCTGCGTGGGAAAAAGCGGCGCGGCAGGCAACGGGAAAAATAATTGAACAGGTTTCAGGATTACAGCTAAGAGGTTATGAGGACGGAATCCGAAGCTGGATAAATGATGTTAGTGCTACCTTTATAACAAATACAACGGAAACACAAATAAATGCACTAAAACATGTAGTTCGACGTGCGGCAGAGTTTAATGATTTAAGCGTAGATACATTAGCACATACAATTCGCCCGATGATAGGGTTAACAGAGCCTCAAGCAAGAGCAAATATGAACTATTTTCAAAGCATGATTGAAAATGGAGTATCTGAGAAAGTAGCAGTGAACAGAGCTGCTAAATATGCTGAAAAGCAGCACAGATACAGAGCATACGACATTGCGAGGACAGAACTAGCCTATGCATATAATCACGGAGCTGATGTAGCAGTTAGAGAAGCTCAGAAGATAGGACTTCTGGGTGAAATGAAAAAACAGTGGATCACTGCGGAAGATGAGCGAGTATGCAGTGTTTGTGGTCAGCTAGACGGTATAACAATAGAAATGTCTGCGGAGTTCGATTTTTCAACTAAGTTGACATATCCGGGAATCAGGTTGCAAGCACCGGCACATCCGAAATGTCGTTGTGTGGTTATTTATATTGAGGTTAGCGATACAGGAATTAAATTAAATGAAAGGAGAACGGAATTTGCAGAACCAATTTAAAATTTGTAAATCAGATGAGGAAAAAAGGCTGGTATTCGGCTGGGCTTCTGTGTCATCGGAAGAAAACGGAGAAACGGTAGTTGATTTGCAGGGTGACATTATCGAGCCTGAGGACTTAGAAGAAACCGCTTATAACTATGTTTTGGAGTTTCGAGATGCAGGCGAAGAGCATATTCCGTCTAGGCGCAAAAAGGCGCGAATGGTAGAAAGCTGTGTGTTTACAAAAGAAAAACAGGCAGTAATTGGAATACCGGAGGGCATTGTTCCAGAGGGCTGGTGGATTGGCTTCTATGTTGATGATGATAGCGCATGGGAAAAGGTGAAATTAGGAGAATATCAAATGTTTTCTGTAGAGGGTAAAGCGATACGGCAGCCAGTAAAGAAAAGTGTTGGACATACTTTTTTGGAAATATTACCAGATAATCTGAGAGGAGGTGAACGAGAAGATGAATAAATTAAAAGAGGCAGAAATTAACAGTGTGGATTTTGTGAAAAGAGGGGCTAATCAGAGGGCAGATATAAAGCTTTATAAGAGCAATGATGTGGTCGAGTCAGCTCAGTCGGCACGCAGAGGAGTTGTAGATTTTTTCAAGAATATTTTCAATGGCGCTGAATCGGTGGGAGCAGATATGATTGCGAAAGGTGCTGTGATTGCTGAATTTGAAAGCTGTGTAGATGCACTTGAAAAAAGTTTCGAATCTATAATCGATTCGGAAGCTGAGCCGGAAAACAAAGCAATCCAAATGCAAAAAAGTGTCACAGAGTTTGCTGATTATATCAGTGGAGCAGTAAAAAAATGGGGTATGCACAAAAGTGTAGGTAAAAAAATTGAAATTCCAATAGAAGAGAAACCAGATTTAAAAAAGGGAGAAGGTAAAGAAATGAATAATTTAGACAAGCTGACACCGGAAGAGCAGGAACAGTACAAAAAAATGCAGGCAAAGCTGGGCGTCGCAGACCCGAAAGACGATGGGGCAGGAAAAGATAAGGGCGCAGGCACAGGAGAGACAGTTATTAAAACGGCAGTATCGGAACTTAAAGAAGATACCTTGATATTAGGACTACCAGCAACCCCAACAGAGATAACTTTGCCGGAGAGCGTGCAAAAGGCATTAGACAGCACAAAGGAATTTATTGAAAAAAGTGAAAAAGAAGAAGTGAAGAAATTTGTGGAGAAGTATGCCGTGTTGGGCGAAGATACAGACAAGCTTGCCGATGATTTGTATGAGCTGAAAAAATCCAGTTCGGAAACATACGATAAGACCATTGCCATACTGGATAAGCAGGTGGAGCTTATTGAAAAATCGGGTATTTTTGCAGAAATCGGAAAAAGCGGCGCAGGTAATGTAAACGATGGAAAGGCGGAAACTATCGCCAAGGGGTTGATGGAAAAGAATCCGGAACTCACATATCATCAAGCAATGGAAAAAGCATTCGATTCAAATCCGGAGTTGATTACAGAATATGATAACTAATGAAAGGAGAATAGAAAATGGCAATTAATCAGACTTTTATGACGACAGGGATTAATGAAAGTTACACGATTACTGGAACAGTAGCGGCAGATGTCGCCGATGTGAGAGGTAGAGGATTTAAGTTCGATACAGTAGGTAACCTGACATTAGCAAGTGCGGGCGAGGTCGTAATCGGTGTGGGCATTATGACGGCAGGACGTGAGGCAGGAAAAGTAAATGCAGGGGATACAGTGACCCTACAAATAAAAGGAATGGGAAAAGTGTATTTGGGCGCAGAGGTAAAGGCTGGAGATGCACTGAAAACAGATACAGACGGTAATTTTGTAAAGGCAAGCACAGGAGAACCAGTTATTGGCTTTGCACTAAAAGCAGGTGCCAAAGACACATTGGCTTCTGTATTGTTTGCTAGAGGATAAAAGGAGGATAAAATATGAATACAATTTCAGCACAGAATATTTCTAAAGCTACATTTTCACCAAATGCCTATCTAACTAATATGGGAATCGCACATTACCAGAAGCTTGACCAATATGGAGCAAGACATATGTTTCCGATGCTCCAAGTAGCATTGTCTACAGCAAAATATTATAAGTTTAACAAGGGTGATCTAGCGAGAGATGATGTGAAAAGAAAGCCTGAATTTGGAAAGGTTGATCCGGCACATATTTCGCATGACTTCGGTACTTACGATGTGGAAGTAGACCAGATTATTATGGGTATCGACAGTATTGCACGTACAAATTACGTTCGCACACCGGGTATGCATGACCCAAGACGCATGAAGGCAAGGTCTATCGCTGAAAAAATGGCAATTCATCAGGATAGTATCTTTGCACAGAAGATGTTTAAAAAGGGTGTTTGGAGCAATGAATTTGCCGGTGTAAATGCAACCCCAACAGGTAAACAGTTTTATAAATTCGACGATGCCAACAGTATGCCAATAAAATTCTTTGATGACAGAAGAACGGCAATACTGGAGGTCGGACGACGTGAGCCAAATGTACTAGGCTTGGGAATGGACGCATACAGAGCACTGAAAGAAAACGGCGATTTGCTTGAGAGGATAAAATACAGTGGCTCTTCTGCAAATCCGGCAATTGTAAACGAAAAAGTTCTGGCGGAGCTTTTGGGATTTGAAAAAGTGGTTGTGTTCAAATCCACATACAATGAGGCTGAAGTGGGAGAAAAGGATAATATGAAATTTATCATGGATTCCAAGTCAGCATTGATGGTATATGCAACAAGCACACCTGATATTGAAGAGCCTTCCGCAGGTTATATGTTTACATGGGATATGCTGGGGAACGGCAATTATATGCCTATTGCACAGTATGAGGGCGAAAAAGGTACGCACAGTGAATTCATGGAAGGGCTGATGGCGGTTGCGTTTGAGAAAACGGCGGACGACATGGGTCTCTTTATGTATGACTGCTGTGACTAAAAGAAAGGAACCGAAGTTATGGAGTATGTAGCATTAAAGCCGATAAAGGTTAGAGGAACTCAATACTATATCGACGATGAAATACCTGAAGATGCACTGGAAGCCCATCGGATAAAAACCTTGGTTACCAGAGGAGATATTTTTGCTAAAAGAAAAAAAGGCAGGAAAGCAAAGGAATCTGAGGAAACCAAACCACCAGAGGGAATGGAACTGCCCGAGGGAACAAAAGAATCTGAGGAATGCGAGCAGCCAGAGGGAATCACCGATGAAAACATAACTGTCAAGAATAAGAAAGCAAAAAAAGCTGGTGATGCTTAATGGCAATATACACATATAAACCGGAGGAAATTCAAGATGAATCTGTAAGTCGAATGCGTTTTGAATTGGGGGATACAACCTTTCGTCCGGGAGAGCTAACAGCAGCGCTCTGTGATGAAGAATACAGTGCAATCCTCGACAGTAAGAAATCATGGAAGAAAATGAAAATAGATTGTTTAAAGGCAATTGTTATGAAATTCGCACATCAGACGGATTTGACTGTGAATGGTATAAGTTATTCTTTCAGTAAACGATTGGATTTTTGGAAAAAGTTGTTGTCGGAGATGAAAGCCAGCGACAGCACAGCAATACCCACAATGGATATGTCATTTTTAAATGATTCGGATGGCGGACATTATTTTCACAACGATATGCATAAAAACAGGAGTTCCGGAGGGTGAGTATGTTTCAAGCAAATATTGTTCCCGGGCAAGGCTTTGTAAAGCTCACTATCTACGAAGAAAAAAATAGAAATGTAGATGGGAAGCTGAAAACAGAATTCATTCCGACAGATAAATATATTTTGGGAATAATTCTGCACGCCTCACAAAGGGAAAAGGAGCATTGGAAACAATTAGAACATCCGATAGACCATGTTATTGTTTCCAGTGACGCACTTGTACGAGGAGATGCTACAAACTATCTGGTCGGTGATGACGGTCGCATGTTTTATATCGAAGGAAGCAAGGATTCGGCTGGTTTGAGTGTATCAATTGCCTATTATGTTCAGGAAAGGTTTGATATGAAATGAGCCAAGCATCAGCGCAGTTTAGGCGATTATATGAAAAAAGCATTAAGCGAATCAAAGAGCAGATAAACATTAGATCTGTCCGTGGTTCAAATGAACTGCAGAATGCTGCAATTTTAGTTCTGAGAGGAAAACGAAACGGAAGAACATATCTTACTCCTGGAACTAACTCAGTCCTGAGAAAAAAACGGAACGGACGAACCTATCTTGCAACCCAATCCAAGAGAAAATACACAGCTTCCGCAGCAGGTGAACCACCAGCAAACAGAACTGGAATTTTTCGGATGGCATGGCAAGTAAAGCCTTCGTTTTTTGGGAACAGGCTGGTTTCGCCAATGATTGAAAATTCAAAAACGGTAGGAAATCATCTTTTGGGAGAACTGCTCGAAAACGGAACATCAAAGATGGCGGCACGCCCGCACCACGACAAAATCAAGGAAAAGGCTTTGCCGAAAATTAAACGCATATATGAAGAACCGTATTTTTAAGGAGATAGCATGATTAATACTGTATTATTCAATCACTTGGCGGCACAGAGCGAACTAACGTCATTGCTTGCAAAATATGATAATGTTGTCGCAATATTCGACCAAGAAATCGCACCGGATAAGGAAAAAGGATGGACAGGCGAACAATATCCGAGAATTGTATATGCTGTAGATATGACCTCGGACCCGGAAAGAGATATAAGTGGAATATTGGCAGTAGATATTCTTTGTGAAAACAGAAAACAATCCCCAGAGGAAATTGAAGCTGTTTTAAAGAAATATATTGACGGATTCTTTTTCATGAGCAAGGATGAGGCGATAAGGGCAAACTGGGAAGCTTCAAATTATTTTACTGAGGCGACAGAAAGGGTGAGCGGAGTAACGCTTACCTTTTCTCTTTTGTCTTTTCCGATACAACGTTTCGGGATTCCGGATGTGATTGGATTACTAAACAATTATGTGCGAGCGAAATATGAGAATGCATGTATTATTGCATATGATATCAATCAGAATGCAGTATGGAAGCCGTCCGATGAAAACCCAGCATTGTATTGGAGAATTACAGATATAGCCCCATGTTCATTTATTAACGATACATGGGCGTGTATTTGGAAGACGGCTACAGTTCAGTTACATATATTTTCAGATTCTACAGCGTTACAGATAGCAGAGGAGATTGATTTTGAACTTTCTATGCAGCATCGGCTGTTGTTTGATGATAGAGCACCGCTCATGATTGAAAATATTATAGTGTCAACTGGACAGGATGAGCAGAGAATAGGACAACTAAAACTTGAAGGAACATATGGGATATTGCGGAAAGAAAAGATTTCTCCATTGAATAACATTCATATTGGAGTAGAATAGGAGGCAAATATGTCAGATAAAAAGAATACGACGGAGACCCGTCCTGATGTGAAACCAATGCAGAGCATTAGAGCTGTGTATACACATCAGCAGATTGTTGACGGCTATAAAGGCTTCAACACTGAAAAAGTTATAGTTATGGCTGCACTTAGGGAAACGGACAAGGAATTGTTAACCGAAGATGAAGCAAAAGTTTTAATTGAGAGATTCAAAAACAAGAAGAGATAAAGGAGGAAATTTCTATGGCAGATTTTTTTACAGCAGGAGAAAGAAAGATTCGTCCGGGCGTACATCAGCGGTATTTGGCAGATGATGAGATTAAATCTCCAAGTGGCGCACGTGATGGATATTGTGCAATAGCAATCAGAGCGACATGGGGACCCCTTGGCGAGATTACAGAACATACCGGAGTAAGCTCTGTGTTGAAAATGTACGGTAAAGATGATTATTCCAGTTCATCTACGGTGAAAGCGGCTATCAAAATGTTTGAAGGTGGCGCCAAAACACTACGTATTTTTAGAATGGGTACTGGGGGCATGAGAGGTACATACGAAATAAAAAACGGCGCTCAGACCATTCTAAATGCAATAGCGAAACATGAGGGAGACAAAGACATTAAGCTGTCGATTGCACCAAAGCTTGGCGATACCAAGAACAAAGTGCTATCTATATATGAAACCGATACAGAGGTGGAATCTTTCATTTTTGCATGTGATGCTTCAGATGAAACTCATAATCTCATGAAAGCGGCGGCAAGAAGTGAATATATTGTTTTCGAGAAAATCGGCGACGGTGTAGTTCCAAATGTTTCTGTCGCAGAAGGTGTGCTTGCCGGTGGACAGAACCCGACAGTTACAAATGAGAGTTATTCTAAAGCTTGGGAAGCTTTAGACCGTTTCTATTACAATACGATTGCACTGGATATTGACGACGATGAAAACTTGACACTATCGAAAATGCTTCATGATTATATTGCACTTTCATATTCAACGGGCAAGCAGTCGATTGGTGTCGTGGGCGAAAAAACAGACGTTGCATATGTGCAGCGATTGGAAAATGCAGAAAGCTTCAACGATGCTAAAATTGTGTATTTCGGCGATGCATACCAGCTTGCAAACGGCGATAGAGAAGAGGGGGTATTCGCGATATGTAAGGTGGCAGGCTTAATTGCGGCAACCCCATCAAGTGAGGGTATTACACATAAGCAGTTACCGGGGGCGGTGAAGTTGCTTGAACAGAGAACGAATTCTCAGTATGAAGATGCAATTCGCAGAGGAATGTTGCTGCTTTCGGCAAGTGCGGATGGTGTAATTTGGTTTGATAGCGGAATTAATACACTTACAACCCTTGGAGAGGGACAGGACGAGGGCTGGAAGAAAATCCGGCGAGTAAAAACTCGTTTTGAAGCGATGGACCGTATCGACAGGGCTATAGCAGTAAAAATCGGCAGAATCAATGCGAACACAGATGGGATTGCAGAGGTTATTCAGACCGGGCAGGGAATCTTGAATGATATGGCTACAATGGAAGGTAAGTTATATCCCGGTTCGCAGTTTATGCTTGATGAGAAGTCTCCGCCGACAAGTGACAGCGCATGGTTTGTAATTGAGGCGATAGATATTGATAGTTTGGAGCATATCTATCTTGGCTACCTGTTCAGATTTCAGAATATATAAAGGAGGGCATAAAGCATGAAAAGTTTAGATCCAAGACAACTGGCGACCGGCAAAGACGGACGCTTATTTATTGAAGTAAACGGAGTCAATGTGTTTTTGGCAGAGGTTGATACTTTTGCTATTAATATGACGGTAAACTCAACAGACGTACAGCCGGTGGGAAGTATTCTCAGCATGGGAGTTCCAATTTCTGTACAGTATACACTTACATTTACAGAAATGATGGTTCGAGATGATGTAAACATGATGCAGATTATAGATGCGATTAAGCGGAATAAGATGCCGAGTTTCACATTCCAGACTGCCGTTATCGCTCCGGACGGAGCAGAGCAGAGAATTGTCTGCCGCCGTTGCTTCCCAAGCGGTGAGTTCAATCTACAGAACTTGACACCGGGAGAGGTTGTAAAACGCAATCAGAGTTACCGTATCAATGATGTACCGGAGTACATCAGTTCACTTGCAACAAGAGAGCTCGCAGGATGACAGTATGATAAGTTAGGTGTTTGAGGAACCTAAAGCCTTATGAGAAATAGAACAACCGCCCTGCACTTCGCAGAGCGGTTGTTGTTTTTTATTCTTTTTCCGGATTCCCGTATTCTCTAAGCATAGCGTCCTTTGTCACAATCCATTGCTTACCGTATTTACGAATATCAACACCTTCAATTAGTTTTCCATAAGAAACGGCTTTGCGCAAAGTACTCTCATTCAGTCCCCAAATATTGGTGGCATCCTTAAAGGAGAGAATACCCTCAAACGGCGACCTTACAATTTCACCGTTGTCCCACAATTCATTGCAGGACAAATCTAAATCATCATTCCATGAAATCCCGTGACCGCCGGTATCAACTTGAACACAAGTAAATAATCCATTTACTTCGGAGAGCGTTTTAAAGTCGGGGATTTTTGAGAAAAGCGGTTTGATATCGTAAATGACAGTTTCACCTGCAACGAAACAGACTAGCAAACGAAAATCGGGCAGAGGTTTAACGGAAGAAACTTTTTTAAACATAATGGTCTCCTTTCTTTGCGGGAATGCCCCCGCTTTTACTCAAGCGGGGGAAGTTTGGTGAATTCTTGTGTGTTCCACATTTGAAGCAATTCTTCTTGATAGTTTTTAGCCCACTCACGAACCAGCCCGGAGGCTTTATCAGGCAAGTCGCCTTCGAGAAGTTTTAAGGTTTTAATGTCAAAAGCGCCCATATATTCACCATATATTACATGAAAGTGCGGCGGGTTATGTTCTCGTTGTGCAAAGTAGATTTTAACAACCATTCCATAGAATCTTGATATTACAGGCATTTTGTTCACCGTTCCTTTCTGGGTTAATCATATTGTATCACGGTATCGTGATAATGTCAATACGTTCTTATAAATAAATTCAAACAAATAGAAAAAATTAATATCAAAAGCGCTTATCTAGAATTAAGAGGTGGGCGCTTTTATTATAGGAGGAAAATAATATGAGCAACAATAAAGATATAACTGATTTTTCAAAAACGGATGCGGTGCTGGAGAAGGTAATTGCGCCGAAGGTCGAAGAAGATGTTTTGGCGACATTGCTTTCAATGTCAGATGAAAAAAAGTCAAACGATGAAGCGATTGCGATTGATGTGAAGCGAGGCGGGGTAGTACGTTTTACGTTCAAAATAAACCAGCTTTCGGACGAAGATATCCGAAAATCACGCAAAGCGGCTACTACAACGAAGTCGAATCCAAATGGAAAGAAATATCCGCCCATTGAGTGGGATAGAAACGAGACGAAATACAGAAGTCTTGTTATTTATAATGCCACGGTGCCGGAAGACAGAAATAAAATATGGGGCAACGCAAGTTTTATGCAGCAAAAAAACTTGGTCGAGCCGTGGGAATCTGTAGATGAAATTCTCAATGTAGGTGAAAAAATGTCTATTTTTGAGAAGGTTTTGGATCACAGCGGGTTGCTGGACGCAGACGATGAGCCTGAGGAAGAATATGCAAAAAACTAATTGAAACCAGTCATCTTGCATGGCTGGTTTATAAAATTTTCATCAATCATCATATACGCCCAGCAGTTTTTATGGGATTGGCAAATTCAAATGACCCGATAAAACGGGGAGAAAGACTTTTCATGATGGCAGCAGAAATGAGGGCTTTGATGGAAGGTGACGAACGAGTTTCTGTTAAGAATTTCATAGGAAAGGAGGGGGAGAATGGCGAATAGAGTTGTTATCGAGATTGAAGCGGATTTTAAGGACACAGGGGGAGAAAAGGCTCGCAGATTTGAAAAACAATTGGATAATCTTGAAAAAAAGACAAAGCGGCTTGGAGGTGTAAAAGCACAAGCAAGGCTTGATGCGGTTGACAACGCCTCACAAAAAATCGGACAAGTCACTGCAAAGGCGGAAAGCTTAACAGGGAAAGTGTTCCGATTTGGACTAGGTGCTGTAGATGGTGCAACAAAAGTGATTGGTGGAATTGCCTCAACGGCAAAAAGCTTGATTCACGGAGCATACAATCTAACAATAGGTGTTATCGATAAAGTCACTGCCCCAGTACGAAATATTATTGGAAAAATGAATTCTGTACTGGGGCTTGCAGGTTTGAGCCTCGGAGGCTACGGAATGGTTGTTAAGCCCATTCAAATGCAAGTTGAGTATGAGAATTTGACAACTGCATTTGATGTGCTGCTGGGTGGTGCAGACAAGGCTGAAAAGCGAATTGATGACTTAACGGCATTTGCCGGACAAACACCATTTACACGTGATGAATTGTATGCGTCAAACCGAGTGCTAGAAGTGTATACTAAAGGTGCGATTTCGTCTGACCCGGAGCAAAGAGGCGGCATGAAAATGGTTGGTGATATTGCCGCAGCTGTAAATGGTGATTATCAAGATGTTGCGAACTGGGTAGGTCGTTTATACTCCTCGATGGAAACCGGTGGTGCGGTAGGAATAATGACTAATGCACTTCAAAATATGGGTGCATTGGGCGGAGAAGAACGAGAGGCGATAGAGAAACTTTCGGAAAATGTAAAAAAAGGAAATATGAACATATCTCAGGCATGGGACGGCGTTGCAGATATATTTGACCGTTTTGACGGAACCATGGAGAAGCAGTCAAATAAGCTGGGGAATCTGCTCTTGGGTGTAAAATCATTTGTTAATAATAACTTCATGAAAAATCTTGGCGCAGGATTTTCAGATGGATTAACGCCGTTTTTAAAAGATTTCAGAACTTGGCGTTCAGAGAATAAAGAACTGATTGCAGGTTGGGGCGAACAGACACGAGACTTTGCTAGAAATATTAGTACAAGGGCAACAACAGCTGTGCGGAAATTAGCAGGCGAAATGTCCGATATGATGTCCGGTTCTGAGTGGAAAAATAGTAGTTTTGCGGGAAAGATTAATATTGCATGGAACAAAATAATTGCAGATCCTTTTAAGGACTGGTGGCAGAGTTCGGGTAAGAAAAAAATTGCTTCTACAATGAGCAATATGGGTGCAGGCTTAGGAGAAGGAATGTCGAATGGACTTTTATTCTTATTGGGCATAGATGTTAATAGCGCTATTGATGACGGCGCAAATATTGGAACATCTTTTATTACAGGCTTCAAGTCAAAATTCGATAAAAAAGCGATTGCAAATGCATTTAAAGATGCTATTACGGAAGCTCCTGCGGTTATCGGAAATCTTTGGGGCAAAATGAAAAGTGGTTTTACATCATTAAAAAGCACGTTTAAAGAAGTTATTTTTAATCCGCTTGAAGAATGGTGGAGTGGCGGCGGAAAATCTAAAGTGGTTGCAGGTGCGACACAGGTAGGTACTTGGTTGGGTGAAGGCATCACGAATGGTGTAAAATTTCTTTCCAGCGGCATACTCACCCTTTTAGGAATAGAAAATGACGGTGTTATGTCTGATGCGTCGGAAGTTGGAAAAGGTTTCTGGGGTGCGTTTACAGATTCGTTTGACGGCGCAGCGGTAACGGACGCTATTTTTGACGCAATTGTCGGTGTGTGGAGTAGATTACCAGCCGAGATGAAAATGTTACTAGGCGGCTATGGAGCAAGTAAAGTGTTTAGCGGAATTGCTCCAATGATTGGCGCTGGAAAAAGCATTGCTGGGTTTGTCGGAAGTGCAGGTACAGGAACCGGATTATTAGGTCATGGTGCAAATGCGGCAATCCGCATGGGCGCGGGAAATCTTTCAAGTACGGCATCTCTTGGTGCAGGAGCAATGTCTGCGCTCGGTTTGGGCGGCATTGCCGGTGGCGTTATCGGAGGAGCAACCTTAATTTCAGGAGTCAAAGATATATATAGTGCGGCAAACACAGAAGGCGCAGAAAGTTCTTATAACGCTTGGAAAGGCGGAAGCAAGGTAACTGGTGCATTAGGTGGTGCCGCTATAGGTGCGGGCATAGGCACAGTTGTACCTGTAATAGGTACGGCGATTGGTGGCTTGATTGGTGCCGGCGTGGGCGGCTTAGCAGGTACTTTCGGAGGGGAGTTGCTAGGTAAGTCTATTTCCGGATATGATGAAGCCGAAATTAAAAGAATGCAGGCACTAGAAAAGGCTCTGACCGGCTATAGTGAATCTACTAAAAATGTACTTAGGCAGACAAAACTTACTGTGAATGAGTTTCAGGCTTTAAAAAGAACAAAGATTGATGAGTGGTACGGCGACGTGTCTCTTTCGGCAAAGGAAGTTTCAGAGTATGCAGGAAATACTTTTAAAGAAATCGTCGGAAATAAACAGCTGAAATCACTTGATAAATATAAAGCATCACTTGAATCTTTAGCAAGAACTGAGCAAACGATGAGTTCTGCAAATTCTGTAATAAAAGAAACAGAGTGGAGAATAAAGACAGGAATAAAGCTAGATGTTGAGGACGCAGAATCATATGTTAGTGCTATTGAGAGTTATGTTTCTGGTGCGCAGGAATATATAAGTCAGAAGCAATTTTCAATTGTGGCGGCTATAAGTGCAGTTTTTGATATAGGAGACAAAGAAGGACTTGAATTAGCGTCAACGTCAAGCCAGTATTTTGATGGGATTAGAAGTCAGGTAGCAACTCTTAGCGAGCAAATTTCCGGAGAGATACAGAAAGGCTGGGACGAAGGGTCTGGAACATACAATCTGGAGCTTATTTCTACAGATCAGATTGCGAAATGGCAGGAAGAGTTGAGTCAGGTTACGGAAAAACTCGGGGCGGCTAGACTGGACGCAAAAATGGAGGCGTTGCGCATTCAACATGGTGGAACAGAAATGGATGCAGATTCTGTTGCAGCAGTTATGCAGGAAATGGAAACATATAAACAGTCAGCGTTACAGGATCAATTAGATGCATCTGAACAACTAATATCTTTTGAATATCTTCTACATGCCGATGGAGAAATCAGCGATAGTGAATTAGAAGCAAATATTGCAGCAATTGAAAAAAAATATAGTGAGTTTGATTCAAAGTTAAATCTTGAGGTGGGAACGTTTGAACTTAGCTTATCAGAAAATGCAATGAGTGAAGCGGCGGCATCAGCAGAAAAGCTTAGGGATTCCCTGTATAAGAAACCACTAATGCTGAGAGAGGACAGTTTCATCAATCCTGATTGGAATGAGGCAGAAAGAATGTACGCAAACGGAGGAGAAATGCCGTGGGACAATTGGGCAGCATCTTTTGCTCCAGACCAATCTGTACTGGACAGAATTAAAGAAAATGCATTACAAAGCATGGCGGTTTTGCAGGAAGAACTCGGTAAATACGAGAATCTAGGGATAGAGCCTCCAAAGGACTTGGTGGAGGGGTACAATGCCGCAATGGAAGCTCTCGACTATTCAAATCTGGGAGCGCCGTTCATGGAGCAACTTGCGTCTATGGCAGAAAGCGAAGGATTTCTCAGTGCAAAGGAAAGTCTCCTTAACGCAGGAACTACTTGGGCAGATGGAGTTATGGAAGGAATGGCAAAGGGGCTTTTGGAAATGGATCCGTCTGATTTAAAGGCTGCATTAGCTGTTGTTGAGCATAATTCTACGATTGAGGCAGAAAGAATGCTTAGCGGTCCACTTGAGATAGAAAAACGAGTATATATTAACTTCAAACCCACATATTCGGAAATGCCACAACCACGCTATGGAGGCGCACAGTCAGTTGATATTTTCGCTGGGCAACATGCCACAGGCGGCTTTGTATCCGGAAAACAATTGTCATGGGTCGGCGAAGAGGGTCCAGAAGCAATTATTCCTCTGGTACCCGGAAGACGTGGTAGAGGTTTGGAACTGTGGACGCAGGCGGGTAAAGCCTTAGGCGTGTTAGAAAATGCGAATGGGGGCATTGTGGGCGGAAATATAACCCCACTGTTCAGCACCCCTGAAATCTCAAATGAAACACGAATCTCTCAATCTGAAGAAAAACGCAAAGTGGAATTTCGGGAATATGCGGCGACATCAAGCAAGAGCAATTCTAACAAAACCTCGGTATCAGTGCAGAATGGGGCAGTACAAATTCATATCCATGCTGCACAGGGACAGTCTGTGACAGAAGTTATTAGAGAAAATCTGGAAGATATTGGAGAACAAGTTGCGGATGTGATTGCAAGCAAAATGGGAGAGCAATTTGAAAACACACCAGCAACAGCATAATTAACAAATGAGACAACAGATTAGTTTTATATTAATTTGTTGTCTTACTTTTATGTAGAAAGGAAGAGTCGCATTGAATGTAGATATTTTCATAACTGAAAAAACAGGGAAAAAGAGAGAAGTACGTATCCCTTGGTTGCCTGAGAAAATACAATTTTCTTCCGGTGGAACTAGATTTGCTTCGTATGACATCATGGACAGAGGAGAAATCAAAGTACCGAACGGCAAGAACATTGGAGAATTTTCGTGGGAATCTACATTACCGGGGAAAAATCGTGTTGAAATTCTTCCATTTTTGCGCGGAAAGTGGATATCACCGAAAACATATCAAGAAATTTTTTCAGTGTGGAGAGTTCAGGGAACACCATTACGATTAATTGTAACGGGGACACCGATTAATCATGATGTGTATTTGAGTGATTACAATGTTACATATTTCGGCGCATTTGGAGATTATGAGTACGATATAACTTTTTCAGATTTCGAAACCATAAACATAATAGCTGCCGCTGCGGAAAATAAAAATAAGCGTGCAGAGGTGGTATCAACTCAGAAATCTCACACAGTCGTAACGGGGGATAATCTCTGGTCCATTGCACAAAAATATCTTGGAAATGGAGTAAACTGGCCGACAGTTTATAACACCAATAAAACTATCATAGAGGAAACTGCAAAAAAACGTGGATATAAGAGCAGTAATAATGGACATTGGATTTTTCCGGGGACAATTCTAAAGATTCCAAACAAGGGGTGATGAGAATGTTTGACATAAGCAAGTTACGTTATAAAGTGACGATTCAGAAACCTTCAGGGCAAAAGTATTATATTTCAAACATTATCACAAGTCTTGTGTGGAGTGAACCTAAAGGGCAGCTTGCATCAAGAGTACAAGCATCTTTTACAAATATAAAATTTGAAGGAACATGGCTGGCTGGACTTTTTGATGTAAGGGATAGATTGTTTTTATATGCAAATACTGGCAACGGTGATGAAGAAGTTTTTCGTGGAGTTATATGGGATTTTGATTATAAAAGCAGTTTACAAAAAGAAATTACCGTGGCTGCTTACGATAATCTCATATATTTTCAAGAAAGCGATGATAGTTTGTACTACTCGGCAGGTAAGGCGACGTCTTCAATATTTGGAGATATTTGTAATAGATGGGGAGTAAAGTACAGATATTCATTCTTATCAATAACACATCCAAAGTTGCCATTAAGAGGTAAACTTGCAGATATTTTTCAGACAGATTTGCTTGATGAGGTAAAGGCACAAAAGGGTAAGATGTACGTTATGCATTCAGAAAAAGATATTATTTGTGTCGATTATTACGGGTACAATGACAAGATTTTTGAAATGCATGCAAAAAAGAATGTTATGGGAACCAACACCTCAAAAACTATGGGTGGCATGGTGACAAAAGTTATTATTACAGGAAAAAAAGATGATAACGACAGGGAACCTATAGAATCCACAAGAAGCAGAAATACAGATAAATATGGAACATTGCAAAAGATTATTAATCGTACAGAGGGTACAGAGTTAAGCGAAGCAGAGTCAGAGGCAGAAGAGATTCTAAATGAAAACGCAGAACCAAAAATGACAATGTCGATTAATGATTTAGTAGATATTCCATATGTGAAAAAGGGGCATACCGTTAAAGTTGCGGCAGGTAATCTGCTTGGGAACTTTTATGTATCGGGAATAACTCACGATTGTGTTGCGAAGACTGCATCTGTTGATTTGGAGGAGATGAGATGAATGGTTATGAGAAACTTGGCGGAGTGATTGGCAGTAGAATGCAGAATGTAAGCGCTGCCGGAAAAGATACGACAGTGTCATTGGGAACGGTTAGAGGGTCATTATCAATAGAAATTGACGGTTTGGACTGGGTACTTCCGAGAGGGGACTATATGATTTCACAACATCTACAATTACCAGAAGAATTGACAACAGAAATCACAGAGGGACATTTACATAAGGTGAAAATGCAAACTGTAAAACTCAAGGTAGGTGATCGAGTGGTAATTGTATGGGTAGGAAGTGAAGCAATTGTCATTGATATAGTAAAAAATAGTTAGGGGGTGCCAAATGAATCTTTTTCCAGTCGGTTTTGAGGAGGTTATAAATGAAGAAAGTATTATAGAAAATTCTCAATTCACAGGATATAAAGAGAGCATTTTCTTCGATGGAATAGATTTTGTGAGAGATGGACAAAATCGTATAAAAGCATCTTCGGGAGTTGAGGCATGGGAACAATGGTGTAAAAAGTGTTTGAAAACGGAGAGGTATAAATCACCTCTTTATCCAACAGATTATGGAATTGAAGTAGATGAAGCTTTTCATGCGACAACAAGGGAATTGGCGGAAAGTATTTTACAGAGGGAAATTACCGAAGCATTAATGGCAGACCCTTACGAACGCACGGATCACATAGAAGATATTTCTTTTGTCTGGGAAAATTCTGACAGTTTATATGTTCATGTAATAGCGGTTGGAATTGAAGATATTTCAATCGACTTCACAACACAGCTAGGAGGTGTAATTTAGTGGACTTCAAAATTCCTGGATTTTTAGCGGAGCAATCAGCAGAAAAGATACATGCCGAAATGTTGAAGGAATTACCGCCGGATATAGAGAAAAGCGCAGGAGGTTATCCGTGGGACTTAACAAGACCAACTGCGGTAATAACAGCTGAAATGTCGCAAATGACTCTTCCAAGGGTAATGATGCAGATATGGCCGCAGTTTGCTACAGGTGAATTTCTTGATTATCATGCCGAAACTCGAAGAATGCAAAGGCGTGAAGCTCAATGCGCAAAAGGAAAACTCATTATTAATGGTGTTGTCGGGTTAAAAATCCCAAGGCAAACTATGTTTTCTACTGTAAATAAAAATGGCGTAGAAGGAATTCGTTTTATATCAACAACGGAGATGTTCATGGAATCGGATACAGCGGAGATTGATATTGAAGCATTGGAAGCTGGAATTTCAGGAAACGTTGAAAAAGATACAATCGCAATTGTTATTAGTGGCGGGCTAACCGGTATTTCACTTATTACGAATCCAGAAGCAACATATGGCGGTTACGAAGAGGAATCAGACGATGAACTGCGAAAGAGAATTGTCGAATTTGATATGAACACACAAGGATCTTATATTGGTAATTTAAGCGACTATAGACGGTGGGCGCTGTCAGTTCCGGCCGTGGGAGATGCACAACCAATTTCCCCACAAGATGATAGCGGGATAGTAACAATTTTCTTAACGGATTTAAACGGATCTCCTGCGTCGCCAGAACTTTGTCAGGCTGTGTACGATTATATTATGGGACCCAACAATCCTTTAAAACAGAGGCTTGCACCAGTAAATGCAAATTTAATAGTAGTTCCTCCGGCGATAGATGAAATATCTATTTATGCAATTGTAGAGTTGAATGGGTTAAAGTTGCTGGAAGAAATCAAAGAAGAGTTTCACAGTGAAATTAACAAGTATTATCTGGAAGCGGCAGAAGATAGAGAGGTCAAATATTCAAGAGTTTTCTCTATTTTATCAGGCATAACTGGGGTAAATGACTGCAGAGATATTTTAATTAATGGAAACATTAAAAACATTCCGTTAGCAAATAAAAATATACCTGTAAGCAGCTTGTCAAAAATAGAGTTAATTGAGGGGGTGGTCTGATTGTCCTACAGAACCGAAATGATGGAAACTATATTGAAGAGTCCGTCAGCATGGAGAATTGTAGAATGGCTTACTCCGCAATATGGTAACGCATATGCGTTTTTATGGCTTTTACAGGTTATTGGAGCGCAGTTAGACGAATATACGAAGTGGGCAAAAGATTTTTATTCCGAAGTGACACCACAGACTGCTACATGGAGTATTTCATTTTGGGAAAAAGAATATGGAATCGTTCCAAGTAGTTCATGGACATTGGAACAAAGAAGACGAAATCTAATGAACCGCATATGTGTGTTCTTGCCTATGAATCCGAAAAGAATGGAATCGTTAGTCTCAGATGTAATTGGCGTAGATGTTGAGATAGTAGAAAATGTCGGAAAAAATAGGTTTGAGGTACTGCTTAAAGAGTTTACGACTGAACTTGAATTGGCAAGGCAGGAAGTGGAAAAATATAAGCCGGCACACCTTATTTTCAATGTTCGAGTGGCAAAAGAAATTGTTCCAGAATATTTAAAAGCTTATTTTGGAGCAGTTCCTGTTGTAAGCAAATCATATCATGTGGAGGTGGTGTAGTTGGCGGTATGGAAGACCGTGAAATTGACAAAGAAGGGGTTGAAGCTTCAAGCAAAAGTAATTGCTGGAGCTTCAATTCTTTTTACAAAAGTAGTTGTCGGAAGCGGAACGGTACCTATATCAAACTTAGAAAATTTGAATGCGTTACCGAACCCGAAGCAACAGTTAGATTTTAGACCGGTTAAAAAGAATGACGATGGGACAGTGACAATAGAAGTTCTGTTGTCAAACTTATTCGTTTCAGATGCATACACAGCTAATATGATTGGCTTTTATGTAATGGATCCGGACGAAGGAGAAATCCTTTATTGTGTTGCGCAAGATGAATCAGGTGATTATATCCCAATAGCGGGAGAATCACCTGATTTTTCAATTACATGGTATTTCAAAATGACGTTCGGAAATGCGGAAACCGTATTAATTTCTATTGATCCGGAAGCTTATATTACTTACGAGTTAGCAGACTCATTGTTTGAAAGGAAAATGACTGCGATAACAAATCCTGAGATAGACACGCTGGATGACATTTATCCATGGTCGCCGCCAGATCCTACTACGGGTGGCGGAGCGCCAATAACATCAGAGGAAATAGATCCAATATTTCAATAAAAAAATTAATTTTAAAGGAGAAAAAAAAGAATGGCAAAGTATTTAGATTTAGAGGGACTACAGTATTTTGGAGAAAAGGTAAAAGGTGAGTTAGATAACAAAGTCACTAAAGAATCCGGAAAAGGATTATCCTCAAACGATTTCACAACCGCAGAAAAAAATAAACTGACGGAATTGGAGGGTTACACACATCCAACCAGTGGCGTAACGGAAGGTACGTACAAATCTGTGACAGTAGATGCACAGGGGCATGTTACCGGGGGTACAAATCCTACAACACTTACAGAATATGGAATTACTGATGCGGCCGAAAAAACACATACACATAGCAGTACTGATATTATAGCGATTGACGCCAGTAAAATTACAGGAGTGCTAAACATTTCCCAGATACCTGCAGCAGCATTGGAACGTCTTATAACAGTTGCAAATAAAGCAGCTCGACTGGCACTAACCGTCGCACAAGTACAAGACGGTGACACAGTACAGGAAGATGACACAAAGAAAATGTATCGGGTTGTCGATGATTCAAAGCTTACTTCCGAAGCAGGTTATAAGGAGTTCACTGCCGGCAGTGCTGCATCTGTTCCATGGAGCGGTATAACGGATAAACCAAGTACATTTGCTCCAGAGGCACATACACATGCAACGGCAGATATCACGAATATGCCAACTGCAATGAAGAATCCCACTGCTTTAACTATTCAGGTAAATGGAACCAGTCAGGGTGTTTATGATGGTAGCGCAGCAAAGACGGTAAATATAACAGAGGCAACATTGGGGATATCAAAGGTTTCAAATTCGGAGATTGATGCCATTTTTGCCTAATAGGAGGAGTTTAAAATGGGGAAATATTTAGATTTCGAGGGACTTAAATATCTTTATTCAAAAATCCTTGCACGAATTAATAGCCTGTTATCAACAATTGACGCAAGCAAAATCACGTCCGGAACCATAAGCATTGACCGACTGCCGGCAGCCGCATTAGAGCGGCTTGTGCCGGTTGCAAATAAAGCAGCTCGACTGGCGCTAACAGTCGCACAAGTACAAGACGGTGACACAGTACAGGAAGATGATACAAAGAAAATGTATCGGGTTGTTGATGATACAAAGTTGACTTCCGAAGCCGGTTATAAGGAATTTACCGCCGGTAGTGCCGCATCTGTTCCATGGAGCGGAGTGACAGACAAACCAAGTACATTTACTCCGTCAAGCCACACACACACAATAGCTAATGTCACTAATTTACAAAGCACCTTAGAGGGAAAAGCGGCAAGTTCTCACACACATACAAAGTCACAGATAACTGATATGCCAACTTCGCTAAAGAATCCGACTGCATTAACAATCCAGACAAACGGCACATCACAGGGAGCTTATGACGGAAGTGCGGCAAAAACAGTTAATATAACTGCGGCGAATGTTGGGGCTGCGGCAAACTCACATACGCATACTATTGCCAACGTAACCAATTTGCAAACAACTCTTGATGGAAAAGCGGCTAGCAGCCATACGCATACCATTGCAAATGTCACAAATTTACAGTCAAGTTTAGACGGGAAATCACCTACAAGTCATGCAAGCACTGCAACAACTTATGGTCGCAGTACATCTGCCAATTATGGACATGCAATGGCAAGCGGAGCTACACCGCTGGTTGCAGGTACAGCAGCCGTTGGAACAGATAACGGCAAATACGCTCGTGAGGGACATATTCACCCAGCACAGACGACTGTAAGCGGTAATGCCGGTACGGCAACAAAATTGCAGACTGCGAGAACAGTTGCAATGTCCGGCGCAGTCACAGGAACAGCGACAGCTTTTGATGGGTCGGCCAACATTACAATTCCAACGACTGCTATAGATGTTAGTAAAGCTACAGCGGGAACTTTGCCGCTTGCTCGTGGCGGATTAGGAGCAACTACAGCGGCAGCAGCGAGGGCAAATTTAGACGCTGCCGCAACCTCTCATACACACACAGTTTCACAAATTTCAAATATGCCGACTTCTATGAAAAATCCATATCCTCTGAGAATTAAACAAATATCGCCTGGTCATTTACCACCAAAGCTGGACACTTTATATGATGGTACTTATGAAGAGGAAATAATAATTTATACAGACACCGATTATAGATATCTATTATTATCAGGAAACTCTGCAAACACCCCAATTACTGGTGATATATACATGGATTCTGGTAAGTCTGTTAGAGGTGCTTTGATTGGAAATGCATCCACTGCCACCACTTTACAAAATGCACGTACATTGAAAGTAGGAGACACTGGAAAATCATTCAATGGTTCCGCAAATGTAAGTTGGACTTTAGGCGAAATTGGCGCAGCGCCAGCCTCGCATACTCATGCTATTTCCAACGTCACTAACTTGCAAACAACACTTGATGGAAAAGCGGCTAGTAGTCATACACATACCATTGCAAATGTTACAAACTTACAGTCAAGTTTAGACGGGAAATCGCCCACAAGTCATGCAAGTACAGCAACAACCTATGGACGTAGTACCGCCACCAATTACGGGCATGCAATGGCAAGTGGTGCAACACCATTGGTTGCAGGTACAGCAGCCGTTGGAACAGATAACGGCAAATACGCTCGTGAGGGACATGTGCATCCGGTACAAACAACTGTGAGCGGGAATGCCGGCAGCGCAACGAAATTGCAGACAGCAAGGACGTTAACAATCGGTGCCACTGGAAAAAGTTTCAACGGGTCTGCAAATGTAGTTTGGACTGTAGGTGAGATGGGGATAGATAGAGGCGAAGAATCACTAATACCGTTTACATTCCAAGGCGATTATAGTCATTCTGGTGGAACAGTGTATTATGGTAAAAACGGTGCAGGTCAAGTAGTTTTTGGAGGACCATTCGGTTGCTCAAGAAAACCCAATCGTTCCGATCTTATTGGCACTTTGCCGCCAGGTTATAGACCAAGAAATAATTTATATGCCCCCCTTACATCTAATTTTGGAGATTGGAGCGCATATATTGGTATTAATGTCAATGGGGATGTGACTATGGGTGTATCGAATTCATTTTCCGTTTCTAATTGGAGTTCGTACAGCAGATACTTAGTTTTCCATGTTACATTTGGAGTTTAAAAGAAAAGGAGTTTTAATTAATGCTTATTGCAAAATATGTTATAGACAAAAACGGCTATTTTATCGAAAATGTCGTCTATGATGACAAATTAGAAACTATTCAAGGCTATGAATTAAAGAACGGCGAATCATTGGTGCCTGCGGCTAATTTGGGCTTATTCGCAAGGGCTAAATGGAACGGCAAAGAATGGATTGAGGGCGCAGCGGCCGTTGAAGTTGAAAAGAAATATACTGAGAGATTAAACCTCTTTATGGATTCCAAGCTGGATGAAGTAAATCTTACATGTAAGCAAACTATTGAAAATGGATTCGATTTGAAATTAATCAATGGAGAAGTGAAACATTTTAGTTTGAGCGAAGCAGACCAAATCAATATATCTGCCGCCCATTCGGCGATATTACAGGGCGCAACGGGGTATTCGTATCATGCAGACGGCGAATTATGCACATGGTTTTCTGCGGAAGACATTACATTGTTGGCGTTGACGGCATCTCAATTTAAGACATATCAAACCACATATTGCAATCATCTGAGGCATTGGATTAAGAGGGAAACTGATTTAGAAGTTTTGAAAAATATTCAGTATGGAGCGGAGTTGCCACGAGATTTGCAGAAAAGCATTAAAAAGCTTTTACATAATTTATAAGAGAAGAGGAAAAAGAAATGAAAGAGAACGGTTTAAAAATGATTATATCGGCGGCGCTAACAGGACTATTTGCCTATTTGGGGAATCTGGTTATCCCACTGGGGGTACTGGTAGGAGTTATTATACTTGACTTCATAACAGGAATGGTAAAAGCGTGGCGAGCAGAAGGCATAACTTCAAAAAAAGTATTTGAGGGTATTGTCAAAAAACTTTGCTATGGTGGTCTTGTGGTCGTCGGAATGAGCGTGGACTGGCTTATAATTTCGGGTTTGAAACTATCTGAAATGCAAGTTGAGTTTGACGGAATGGTAGCATGGATAGTTGCTGTGTGGCTTATAGTTAACGAACTGATTAGCATACTTGAAAATCTGTATGAGGTTGGTGTACCTCAGATTCCGGGACTTAGCACTTTACTTAAAAAACTGAAAGTTTCAGCTGAAAAATTGCCAGAAGCAGTGGTTGAGAAACCGGAGGAAGATGTTAAGTAGTGAAAAACCGCATTTTAAGATAAAAATTTGCGGAAAAATCACAAAATCAACGAATTAACTATTTGAAAAGGACAATGCCAGCTGTGTCCTTTTCATTTATGTTATATGGGATTACACATAGGAACAAGAATAGAAATTAAGACGAAAGGAGAAAGTGATGATACCAATAAAAAAGAATCTGGCGAACTCCGGCAAGTACAGTATCAAATGTCCCTATAGTATGACACCGACTCGGATAGTCATACATAATACGGGTAACGACGCATCTGCGGCAGGTGAAGTAAAATATATGTTGGAGCGTCCCGAAAAAATTTCATTCCATTACGCCGTGGACGACAAAGAAGCCGTGCAGGGCGTTCTCGATAACCGCAATACATGGAACGCTAATGACGGGAACGGTGAAGGCAATCGTCAGGGAATAAGCATTGAGATATGTTATTCATTGTCCGGCGGTGACCGGTTCATCAAGGCAGAAAAGAACGCTGCCATATTGACAGCGTATCTGCTAAAAAAATACGGCTGGGGTATTGCACAGGTAACGAAGCACCAAGACTACAGCGGGAAATACTGTCCGCATCGCACACTTAATATGGGTTGGCAAAGATTTTTAAACATGGTAAGCGTGGAGCTTACAAATTTAAAGGGGGAATTAACTATGGCACAGTATGAGGAATTGAAGAAATCGCTTGATAGTATAAATAAAACATTGAAAGCACTTAAAAAAGATTTCGATGCACATATAGCTGCAGAGAATGCAAGAGCAACCGCAAAATGTCCGTCTTGGGGCAAGAAGCCTTTACAGGACGCAATAAACAAAGGCATTGTAAAAGGTGACGGAAAGACAACCGCAACACCGGATAATGTGAGACCGCTGGATTATGTTACAAGGCTTGAAGCGGTTATAATAGCTGAACGAACAATGAAGTCGAAATAG